GCCGCCCTGGCCGTAGTCGGGCAGGGCGCGCGGCAACCCGACCGACGGCCCCGAACCGGGGGCGGCCGGGGCCGTGCCGGGACCGGCGGCGGCTGGTCCAGCCGTCGGGGTCGGGGGTGCCGGGGGTGCCGCTGTCGCTGCGGTCGCCGCGGCTGCGGGGGTGGGGAGGATGGCGCCGACGAACGCGGCGATGGTGTCGGTGTTGACCGTGACCTGGTCGGCGCCCAGGAACTGGCCGGGGTTGATCCCGGCGAGCAGGGCGGTGATCTGGTCGGGCAGCAGCCGTGCGCCGATCGCGGCGCGCAGGTGGGCGTCGACGAGCACCGTGGCGGCCTGCTTGAGCGCCTCGGTCCGGCCGGCCTGGTGGGCCGCGGTGACGGCCTTCTCGTGCTCGGTCTGGCTCTGTGTGAGCAGCTGGTCGTGGGCGGTGGCCTTGGCCTTGAGCGACTCGTAGTCGCCCATCGCTTTGACGCGGTCCTCGTGTTGGCGGGCGAAGCGCTGCCAGTAGGCGAGTTGCTGTTCGGTGGTCATCTGCTCGAGCGGGGTCCGCTCCGGGTAGCCGTGCTCCCCGACCACCGCAGGAGGCGCCGCGACCGGCGGTACGACGGCGGGCGGCGCAGCCGGGGTCGGCGCGGGTGCGGGCGCAACGTACACGGGTGGGGTGGGTGTCGGGGCTGTCGGCTCGGGCGGGATCGGACTGGTCACGCGGGGTCTCCTTGTCGGGTGTGGGCCTGTGGCAGGCATGGCGAAGCACCCGCGCCCGAGAGCCGGGGCGGGTCAGAGAAAGGGGTGGGGCCGGACGATCTCTGTCAGGCGGCGTCGGCGAGGGTGCGGGCGACGTCGCGCGGGTCGCGGAAGTGCTGGTCCGCGTTGACGAGTACGGGGCCGAGTTCGCCGTGCTCGGTGATTTGTACGCGGATCAGCCGCAGGTCCTCGCGGCGGTTGCTGCCCGCCGCGCCGTAAATGCGTTGCAGGTCCTGGGCGTTGAGGGTGAAGCCGGGGTCGGCTGTGTCGCCGACGGCGACCACCTCGCAGCGGCAGCCGGGGTGCAGCGGCAGCAGCTCCTGGTAGGTGTAGACGCGGTCGGCGGCGACCACGCACAGCCCGCACGGTGGTCCGCCGGAGCCGAGTTCCGGGCGCAGCACCCGCCGGAACCCGGTGGTGACCTGCCTGCGGGTGAAGAACCGCTGGGCCTGGGCGCGGTGGGCGAGGGAAAGGTCGGTGGCCACCACCGCGGCGGCCCGTTGCGCCACTTTGTCGACCGCTTCCGGCTCCGGGGTGCCGGACACCACGTGGAAGCGGAAGTCACGGGCCAGCCGTTCGTACGGCACGCGCGGGTCCAGCGCCGTGGTCTGCGCCCGCGCGGTGTCGCCGGTCGCGCGGTCGGCGTCGCGGCCGGACAGGGGCGGGGGCGCACCCGGGCCGGTGTGCGGGTCCGCGTCGGCGAGTACCGCGAGGGTGCTGGGGCCGAGCGCGCGGCGCAGTGCGGTGATGTCGATGGCGCCGATAGGGCCGAGGCGGCGGCCGAGGATCAGGCTGGTGGAGCGGGCCAGGTAGGCGTCGGTCTGCCGGGCCAGGCGCCGTTGCGCCGGTTGTACGATGCGCAGAAGTTGCGCGACCAGCAGGGCGATGTCCGCCGGGCGCCACCAGCCGCGGAAACCGCGGAGCCGGGTCTGGGCGGCGATGATGGTGGCGCGGGTGAGCTGGTCGCGGGCGGCGGCTTGGGCGGCGATCAGCGCGGCGAGCTGGGCGAGTTCGGTGCGGGTGAGTTGCCCGTCCGGGCCGGCCATCTAGCTCACCGCCTCACCTACCTGTGTCACCGCGGGCGTGGTCAGGCCGTCCAGCGGCGGCAGGGTGTCGTCCACACTCGACCCGCCGGTGATGGCTTGGTCGGCGGCGGCGGCCAGCTGGGCCCGGCGCAGCTCTTCCTCGTCCCATTCGCTTTCCAGCTCGTCGGCACGCTCGGGGCTGTAGCCCCAGATGTCGATGAGCCGGACCCGGCGGGGGATGTCGTTGGCGGCCTTGGTCGCGGCGTCCGCCCGCTCGGACAGCGACAACCGCGCTGGCGAGGCCCACAGCGTCTCCAGCCGGGACAGGTCAGCGCGGGCCGGCTCCCCGAGCTGGAGGAAGGACAGGGCCATGACCTGCGCCCACGGCATCGTGGTCCGGTCGTTGCGGTCCTGCGCCTTGACCAGCAGGCCCTCCTTCTGCGCCGACGCGCCTTCAGCGGATTGGTTGACCCCGTTCGGCTGGAGCATGTACATCGGCGTCTGGGTGACCGCGGCGAACTCCGTCACGTCGGCCTTGACCCCGTCCAGGATCGGCCGGAGATCCACCGTCGCGGATTCCCACATCTTCACGCCGTCGGGCAGCTGCCACAGCGCGGCCGGGTCCATGACGAACAGATCGCTGTAGTCGATCGGTTCGCCGTCCTCGTCGACGTCGTCGAGGCCCATCACCGCGCGTTGCCGGAATGCCTGCATCGTCGCGATCACCAGGCGCTGCAACGTTTGATGGTTGATCCGGAACAGCAGGTCGAGATGGGGCTCGTATTCGCCCATCCCGTCCTTGTTGACGAATCGGACGACTGGCAGGCGGGTCATTCCGGTGCGGCCGGAGCGTTCGGGCACCCACTCCCATTGTTTCGGGCTCCACGCGATCCCGGCGGCGCCGACGGTGCGGGCCGCGTAGGCGGCCCGGCGGCGCGCCACCCAGATCTCGCCGGGCAGGTAGAGGTAGGCGCGGTCCTCGCCCTCGATGTCGTCGCGCATCACCTTCAGAACCGCGCGCAGCCGTAGCGGGTTGGCCGGGTCGGGTTCGCTGACGATCCGGCGCGGGTCCTCGACCGTCACCACGGGGGCGCCGGTCTCGTCGTCGACCGGCCCGACGATGACGTACGCCTCGCCGAGGTTGAGCATCATGTCGTGGGTGTCGGCGGCGATCACGGCCAGGCCGGCGCGTTTCCACACCTGCGCGGCCATCTTGTCGCCGGTCTGCCCGTCCTGCAGGGCGGTTTTGAACCCCGTCGGGGTCATCCGCGCGGACACCGCACTCACACACAGCTGCGCGTAGTTGGACCGGGCGAGGCGTTGGAACGCCGCGTACATCTCGCGGACGTTGTCCGCGCCGACCGGCAGCGGCGGCTCACCCCGGTAGACATCCGTGAGCAGGGTGAGCCGCCGACGGCGGGCCCGGTCGCTGAGTTTGGTGAACAGGCGGTCCATCCACCAGCCGGGCGAGTAGCGGATGGTCACGTCGATCGGCACGCACCCACCACCCCACCAAATTCAAGGTGATCTTGCGGCGGCCGGCGCGTACCGTCAGCGGCGTGGTCCGGTCCGTCGAAACCCCGTGCTCGGCGGGCCGGACACCAGCTCAGCGGATCCGCTTCGCCCGGTACGGGCGCTTCGGCTTCGTGCTGACCCCGGCGGCGATCGCCGCGGCCCGGCACTCGTAAGCGAGCACCGCAGCGACCGCGCCATCGATCCGGTCCTCACTTTTCGGATGAACCTTGCCGATCTGCAGACCCGCCCGCGACGGGCGACGGCGAGCGTTACGCAGGTGCCGGCGCAGGATCACCGCCAGGTTCACCTGCTCATCGAGCTGCTCGTCGGGCGGCCGGGTATACGAGATGCTCTTCGCGCGGACCGCCTCAGCGAAGCGGGCCAGTGCGGCGACCATCTGCCGGGGCCGGTTGGTCCACCACTCGAAAGGCCGGGCCTGGCTGGCGCGGACCTTCATCTTTTCCCCGAACTCCGAGGTCCATTTATCGAGGTAGTCCTGGATATGCGGCGGGTCGGCGAACATCCCGACGACCTTGTACCGGGCCATCGCGTCCGCGACCGCGGCGTCCACCGCGACCCGGTCGAGGCGCCCGTCCGGGAAATCGGCGGGCAGCCAGTAGCCGATCAGCTCCAGATGTCCGTCGGAGACCCGGCACGCCACCAAACAGGTGGAGTCCGACGAGATCGACGCATCCAGCCCGAGCGTGACGACGTCCCGGTCGGCGAGGTGTTTGGTCGCGTCGGCGATCGCGCCGACTTCCTGGGCGGTAAGCCAGGAATCGCTGCTGGAGGTCTCCGTGTTGAGGAAGAACCGGCGGCTGTTCGCCGGGTCGGCGCGCAGCGAGTAGATCTGGTCGACGATGCCGTCCAGGTCGTTCCACGCCATCGCGTCGCCGAACGCGTCGATGATCGCCGCTCGTAGTGCCGGCTCGTCGGTGAGGTCCTGGCACTCGCCCCACCGGTGGTCGTACAGCAGCCGGACCCGGCCGCGTTTGCGGCCGGCCTGGATCAGTTCGGCTTCGCGGTAGGTGACCTCGGCGACCGAGTCCTCACCCGGCGCGAACATGGTCGTTGTTTCCAGGAACCAGGTTTCGTCGGTCTTCTTGCGTTTGACCAGGTTCTGGGTGACGGTCGCGTACATGTCCCGCAGCTGCGGGGTGTTGTAGCGGTGCGACTCGTCAAAATACGGCCCACGTCTCGCGGCCACCGTCCTTTGAGGACGATCCGCTAGTTGAGGGCAGCACCTCCCCACCGCCGGGCAGGTAGATCCGGGTCCGCCCGGCGTCCACCCCCAGCACGAGCGACAGCGGCGCGGCATCGTCGGTGAGGTTGAAGTAGATGGTGTCGAAGACGAGGCCGGTCTGGTTTTCCTCGGTTGCGAGCACGCGCAGGATCGGCACGTGCACCGGGACGCCCATCGGCTCGCCCGGCTGGTACACGTAGCGGAAGCCCAAGCCCCAGGGGTCGGTGTAGAGCTCGCCGCCCTTGGCCCACCCGCCGAAGCGTGCCGGCCCGAGTGCCTCGAACAGGCCGATGAACCCGGCCAGACCGCTCTTCGCCGAGCCTTTCGCCCTGCTCAGGAACGTGGCGTCGTAGTAGCGGCGGCCGTTCTCGTCGAGGGCGTAGCAGTCGAGGATGAACCCGGCGAACTCGTCGCCCAGCCGGACCTTGTGTCCCTGCACGGCGCCGGGGCCCTGCAGGACCAGGAACTCGATCCACGCCAGCGCGAGCCACCCGAGCGACCGGGTGCGCCGGTGCCCGGGGGCGCGCACGAGGGTGCGCGGCATGAGCGGTTACCCCGCGGCGAGCCGTCGCCGCCGCTCGGCAGCTTCCTGCAGGCTCGCCGCGCTCGCGCCGTCCCCGACTTCGTCGGCGGGATCGGCCGTGGCGTCGGTGGGCTGGTCGTCGGCCGGTGGGACGTACCGGATGCCGATCTTGCGGCGGGCTTCCCGGGTGACGCCCATCTGATCCTCGCGCCGGCGGATCTCCGTCGCCTTGGTGGCGTGCAATTCGCCGGCGAAGTAGGACTGCCAGAAGTCCTGCTTCAGATAGGCGGTCTCGATCGCGAACAACCAGTCCGTCTTCGCCCAAAGTCCGCAGTGGGGCATCGTGCGAAGCTGCTCCCACCACGCGCGCACCTGCGGGAACCAGGCGATCCCGCCGTCGGCGGGCAGGTCGAGGTCACTGCCCGGCCCGGTGTAGGGGACATCAACGATGTCGATCATCTCGGCCCCGCTGTGGCCATGGCGGCGGTTGTTCGGGGCAGGCCCAGGACGTGGCATTGCGCGCACCCCCAGTTCCCGTGTCGGGAGGGCGGCCGCCCACCCCTGTCGGGTGGGCGGCATTTGTGGCGGTGGTGGCGCGTTGCTACGGGCCGATCGTCGTGGTCGGGGCCGGCTGGTTCTCGGCGATCGGCTCCAGGTCGTCGCCCTCGACCAGCACGATGACGGTGTTCGGGTCGGGGATGGCGTACACGTAGACGACCTCGTGTCCGGGTGGCAGCCCGAGCAGTTGGTGCAGTTGCGACGGACGAAGGGCGATCTTGATCCGGCGCCGCCGTCCCGTAACGGGGGTAGGGACGGCGGCGCGGATCCGCGCGCACACAGCACAATCGCGGTGCGCGGCGGCGAGAGCGGGTCGCCTGGCGATCGCCCGAGCCGTGGCCTGGGGGTCCTCCTGGAGGTCGGCGTGCAGCCGGTCGACGTCCTTGACGTCGTACCAGCCGCCCTCGCTTGCGACGCTCATGTGATCGGCTTGGTCCAGGCTGCGGTCCAGGTCTGCTGACCGACCTTGCCGTCCACGGTCAGCCGCTTCTCCTGCTGGAACTTGACGGCGACCTCGCGCGACTGCGGGCCGTAGGCGCCGTCGACGCTGATCGTCCAGCCGCGGCGGTGCATCTGCTCCTGCCACGTCTCGATGTCCCCGCCCTGCATAGTCGTACGACCCGCGGTGTAGACGAAGGTGCGGCCGGGCCAGGCCGGCACTGCCGAGGCCGGCGTCGTCGGTGAGTTGGTCCCACCAGCGGCCTTGATCCCGGCGTTGATCGCCGAGATCAGCTTGTCCCACGGAAAGCCCGGCCCGGGGTCGGTGTGGGTGGTGCCGCCCCAGGCCCGGCGCATGTCGTCATGCCCGTACAGGGCTTTGATCTTGGGGTTGGCGCGCATCTGTGCGACGGTCGCGCGCTCGACACGGAAGCCCTTGTAGTCCGGGTCGTGGACGATCAGCCAGCCGAGAGCCTTGCCGAGCTTGTCCCAGGCGACGTTCGCGAGCCACCATCCGCGGCTCATGCCGTTGCCGCCGGTGATCTCGACCGCGATGGCGTTCTCGTTGCCCTCCCGAGAGCCCGCGTGCCCGGCCCGCACCTTCGTGTCCAGGGACTGGGTGACCGAGTCCTTGTCGACGTACAGGTGCGAGGAGACGCCGTCGGTGCGGCGGGTCGCGTACGACGCCTCCGCCTCATCCGAGGCGTTGTTGGACGTGTTGTGGATCGCGATGCCGTACTTGCGGCCGTCGACATCGGTGTAGTCATTCCGGCCGGCAACGAACGGAATACCAGGGATCTTGGTCATGACAGAGGGGCTCCAGACAGGATTTGGACGCAAAAAACCGCCCGAGGCGGACGCCTGGGCGGCAGAGAAACCGAAGGGGAAGAACGTGCTATCGCGGCGGGACCGTGCGGTGTTCCGCTGCGGTCGGCAGTTACAGGATGCCGGGATGTGGTTCAGCTGGCCGTCGCAACGGGATACGCGCGAGCGCGCCCTCGCGGGCGCTTTTTCTCGCGTGATGCGTGGCGCACAACCACTGCAAATTCGCCAGGGAATGGTCCGAGCCGGGCTTGATGTGGTCGCAGTCCGTCCCCGGCACCGGACACCGGATGCCATCACCGACGGCCTGGCAGCGACCGCCGGCCCGGTCCCGGGCCGCAGCCCGCAACTCATCCCAGTTCGGGGGCAACTCGGCCCGCCGGTTCGAGCCCTCCCACGCGACACGCTCCCGCGGCACCCGGCTCACCCGCCTTCCGGCTCAGTTCAGGGCGCGAGGGTCGACGGGCTCAAGCCCCGGCAAGGAGGGGTGGCACGCTGGGCGGATACCTAGTCGGTGGCCACGTTCGGGGCGCGGCGGGCGCCGCGCCGGGACTGCCCAGACATCCGGGTGTCGCGTTCGGCGTCCAGGAGGTCACCCAGCCGGTACCGCAGACTGCCGCCGCCACCCGGTTTCGTCCGCAACTGCCGGCGTTTCCCGTCGGAGCCCACCCAGCCCCGCGCCCGCCACTTTTTGATGGCCTCAGCGCTGACCCCGATCGGCCCGATCACCATGAGCGCTTGCGGGCGGGTGAGATACGCCTCCGGATTCACACACACCTCCACACCACGGAAATGTCGGAACGAGACCGTAACCCGCAAGACAGACGCATGACGGCGAAGCCGTAGCGGATTGAATTCCTGGAAGTGGGCAGACTTCACCCGCCCGGCAAGGGTGACACGATCAAAGCCGATCCGCAACCCGCCATGGAAAGCCCGTCGAATATGCACTCAATTTCCAAGACTGCGCATTTCCCATGTACTCAATAGCTGAAGCATGTGGTGCCGCGACGGCACACCGATGACCTCGGAATTCGCTCCCAGCGGGGCATCGCCGCGCCTGCGCTTCGCGCAATACTGTCATGGCCGCCGGCTATTGGGGCCGACGACCACGGCGGGTCAGCGGAACCAGTACTACAGCCCCACTTTTTCTTGATCATGGCTTCAGCCACTCCAGCAGCTCCACCAACCAGGCCAAATATACCACTTTGTCTGTTTCCGGGCAGCCCGACACGCTGTCGAGGTCCCGCATTTCAGAACGCTCTTCCTGGATCCCGGGAAGTGGGGCTGTAGTACCAGCAGCGACGTCGTCAAACGCGAGCGGACAACCGGTCAGGTGGCGCGGAGTCCGTGGCCATCAAGAATCCCGGCGACAAGGTGAGCATATTCGGGTAGCAGTTGCGGGAGTTTCGTCAGCGCCGGCCGGTTCGCGCGGTGGGTGCCGAACACGACCAGGCCGCTCGGGCTGCCCGGCTCCATCGTCGCCAGGGCCAGCGGTGCGGTTCGGTACCGGTAGGGGTCGATCCACGTCTACCGTCGGTGATCCCTGGAAGCCGTCACCTCGGCCCAGTTCGACAACTCTGGCGGCACCGTCTCCAGCATGCAACGAAGCATCCGCCGTGCGTCGGCCTCATCGTCGAAGTAGTGCGCGACCTCCCGGCCCTCGGACCCACCCTCGCGGCCCAGGACCCGCGAACCGGTATCGGTGCGGAGCAGGTAGACATCCCGTCGGCTCATGCCGTAGCGACGATTGAACCAATGCTCCACCCGCCTGATCACTCAGGCATGTTAGAACAGATGTACGAAGATGTCTTGCAGCTCGAGTCGGGGGAGCCTCCCGCGAGATGTTGACCGTCTGCGATATTGCCCGCTGCCCGGCGTCGGCGAGTTGCGGGGCAGCGAGGCATCGCTCTGGGCCCGATCGCAGTGGACATGCCGTGCTCGATGTGTAGCCAGGATCTCCCGTGCAGCCGCGAGCGGCGGACTGCTGCCGCCTACCCGCCGTCCTCGCCGAGGTGGTCGTGGAGCAAGGTGACGAGGAGGCGCGGGTTGCCCGCGATCCATGCCTCAACCTCGTTGGCGTCCCAGATCCGGCCGGAACTCAAGGCCCGGATCGGTGGGGGAAAGTCTGGCTTGCCGGTGATCGAGTAGGTGCGCTGTCGGCTGATTCCGCCGAGCATGATGCGGATCTCGTGACTGCCAGCGAGTCTGGTCCGAGCCATGCGTGATATGGTCTCATGACACCTAGTCGCTACGCAACTGGTTATGAGGAACACCGACCATCGTCGAAAGGCGACAACTAGGGTCGAAAGCCGCACGAAGAACCGGACATACCCGCCCTCGAACGACCCACTGGGCCGCAGACCTCAGCAACGGGCCGTCTGCCGCCTTGAGGCTGGCGCCGGACAAGGTAAGCTAAGGCCGGTTTGCGCTCGTAGCTCAGCGGATAGAGCAATGGACTTCTAATCCATCGGCCGCAGGTTCGAATCCTGCCGGGCGCACCATTTAGCGGTTGTTGAATTGCTATTCGACAAAGTCAAACGTGCTCGCCCATAGCAATTTCCCACCGCCGAATCAATCCGCTTGAGCGTACGCATATTGATTCCGCTGTGAAAGCACTTCTACACAGCGGACGCCCAGCCCCGATATGCTGGGAGATCGCGCCTTGCGATGTGCTTGTCGGCGCAGCCGGTGCCGTGCTGGTGGCACTCAGGATCTGACCGATATGCCGGTAGCAGCGGATTCGCCTGATCGCCAGATTCCTCGCCCAGGCGGGTGCCCGGTACGTGCAAGCTGCTGCTGCAGCCGAGCGTGGCGGAATTGGTAGACCCCGCCGGCTTGGCGAAGGATTCCGCGCTGGTAGGCGTCCTGCAGGAATGTCATCAACCGAAGCGGCGTTCGGCCACGGAGGGCAAGTAACAGTCGTACGACGGAGAACTGCCCCCACGCGCTGATGCCTACGCCGGCTATCGCGCCGATGATTAGGCCAAGGACGAGGACGTAAGCGAGTGCGAATATCATGACGAGGGCACTCAGGCCGGGATCGAGTTTCAAGCCTGGGCCCTCCACCAAAGCAACAACAACGACAGGCATAGTGAATGTAAGACCGACGGTGCAGCTGACTGAAAGCGCGAATTTCCTGTCTCGGCGTAGCAAGCTGATTGGGCTCACCGCCCGGTTCGCATTTGCGGTGGTGAAAAAAGTTACGATAGGTCGGTCAGGTTCAGAGACGATGTTGTCGAACACGTAGACCGAGATGAGGGCAAGCAGCGGTATCGCAAGCGTGTCCGGGAAGCGTCCGACTGTGAGGCCGACGAACACCCCGGCCGCCAATGCCGCCGCGAGCCTCTTCGTCCGTCGACGATCGAAAGTGACGTCTACTTGGCGAGGTCTGCGAGCCCGGATCGTGGTCAGCAAGGCGACTATGAAAACTCCCAGCGTTACCCACCACAGCAGGCGGTAGGGCGACGTGGTCAACAATGGCGCGAGAAGTCCTGCTGTCAGCAGCCACTGTAGGGAAACTGTGGTCCGCCGCAATTGCCACCAGGCCAGGTCCTGCCCCGCGTTAGCGGTCTGCAAATGCAGGGCGATGCTGGCCAGCCACCGTTGAGCCTGCGCGGCTCGCTGTGGGCTGAGACATGGTTGGCTACCCACCTGGCTGGTGTAGGCCACAAGGACGAAGCCGCCGAGAAGGTGCTGCTCGATGCCGTCGCGGCGGCTCGCCCATGCAGCCGTGATCAGATCTCCCGGACTGGAATTGGAACGGTGGTACACGATCCGCGCCAACGAAAGCATGAGCGGACTGGAAAGTGCTTGCGCCAACGGGGAGTCGCCGGCCGTATGCAGGTGGCTTAGTGTGTCGGTCCAGCGCTCGGGGTCCTCGGTACCCTCGGTCAGGTAGCGCACGACGTCGCTAGTGGACAACGGCAGGATCTCTATCACCGGTGTGCGGGCCAGCTTTCCATCGGCGGCAGCACGCTCGAACTCCGCAGTACGGCTGGTTAGTACGACTTGGCGCCCAGGTCCCAGGGTGTCCGCGATCGCGGACATGGCGGCGGCCCGGTGCTCCTCTGCCATCTCGTCCAGGCCGTCCAGCACGGGCAGGATCCGGTTTGTAGCGACCAATTCGCGCGCCAGGGTCCGGCAGGTGCCGTCCGGCGCCTGTACAAGATGGGCGAGCGCGCGGTAGTTCGCCACGAGGCATGCGGCGATCCATTGGTCCAAGGAGTCGCTGGGGTCCCAGGTCGCGATCGAGAGCAGCACCGGGACGGGATCGGCGACAGCGCGCTGGCGGAGCAGGTCGAGGGTCAGTCGCAGCGCCAGCACGGTCTTGCCCGCTCCCGGCTCACCCAGCACGACGAGGCGTCGCGGTGAGTCGGGGTGCGTAAACACGTCGGCTATCTGTTCATAACTGCCATCCAGCGAAAGGGGACTTGCTCCGGCGACTCCTCGAATCGCTGGCCAGCTCACCATCACCGCTTTGGCCCTCGCGGTCACCTGCCAACGGACGGGCAGCGGCCAAGGATCAAGAATCCTGCGGGCAGTCTCCTCAGCGCTCCACTGCTGTTCCTGGGCGCGCGCCAACGTCTCAAGTGCCCGTTCCACCAGATCAGACCGCAGCGTGCCACTGACCGCTGATTCCTTACGCCAGAGCCACACCACCAGGGGAGCCGTCAATGACCCAATCGCGAGGGGCGGCCCGAGGGTACTCGCGAACTGGTCTGCCTCGGCCAAGCCCTGCATCCGGTACAACATCACCAACAAGGCGACCGCGGCCAGGGTCGCCCCCATCACCACGACGGCCCAAACCCGAGGGCGTTTCCACCATTCCGGCACTCAACTATCATGCACGGTTCGGTCGATGCCTCGTTCGGCGCGAACGCCAACCTGCGGGCAAGCGAGTCCAGCGGACGGGCGCCTAGTACGGCAGCCGTACTTTGTGATCATGGCTGGAATTCGAGGGTGAGACGGCGGGCGTAGTGGGCTCGTCTGGCGTGTGCCTGGTGTCGTCGTCGCCATTGTGACCAGCGCAGACTGTGGGCGATGGTGTGGATTGGCCGGATGAGTAGGACGTTGATCAGACGGCGGATCTCGTTGACGGTCAGCCGGATCAGGTCGGGCTGGTCGTGGTCGGCGGCTGGGTCGGTGTCGGCGGCTGGGTCGGTGTCGGCGGCGCAGAGCGCGAGGATGGCAAGGGCTGCCAGGGCGAGGGTGGTGAATCGGTGCCAGGACTGCCAGAGCCGGACCTGGTGCTGGTCGAGGCCGACCTGTCCCTTCGCGGCTTGGAAACTTTCCTCTACCGTCCAGCGAATTCCGGCTACCCGTACGAGCTGGGCGAGCGTGACCGGGCCGGGAGCCCAGCAGCGGTAGAAGGCCAGTTCCCCGGTCGTGTTGTTGCGGCGGATCAGCAGGCTGTGCCGGCCGTCGTCGTCGGGGTCGCCGTCGGTTCCGACGTCGGCCAGCCAGGCCCAGTCGTAGTAGCGGGGTCCCTTCGATCCGGCGCCGGCGCTGCGCCGGGTCCAGGCCGACGCGGGTAGATCTGCGGTGATCAGGTCGGCTCGCTGCCGGGTCTTACCGCCGTCCAGTGGTACCAGGTGGTCGCGGGAGATCGCCAGGACGTAGCCGAGGCGGTGCCGGCGCAGCCGGGCCCGCAGGAGGGTGTTGTTGCCGTAGGCCTCGTCCGCGGCGACCCACCGGGCCGGCACCTGCGCCGCTACAGCCGCGGTGATCATGTCGTCGGCCAGTTGCGAACGGGTGGCGAACTGCACCTCGTGCGGTACGCCGGCCTGCGCACACCGTTGCCGGTCGCTGGTCCAGGACTCGGGCAGGTAGACCCGCCGGTCGATCAGGGTGTGCCCGTGCCGGCTGGCGTAGGCGAGGAAGTATTCGGCGACGTTGATCTTGATGATGGCCGCGACGTTGGTGGTGCGGTTGGTTGTGGTGTGAAATAGCCCCGCCGGGTGGGTTCCGGCGGGGCTGTGGTGGTCGGGTTGTCGTGG